CATACCAATCGTATGTCTTCTCCATAGCAGAGTCCGACATCACGTTTTGTTCAGTGTGTGGGTCATCAATAATTAATATATCTGCACCCCTACCCGTTATGGCACCACCGACACCAGCTGCAAAATATTCACCCCCCTGGGAGGTCTCCCAACGACCCGCAGCTTTACTATCCTGTTGGAGTCCCACATTAGAAAAAATTTTTTTATATTCATCGCTATCAACTAAGTTTCTTACTTTTCTACCAAAACGAAAAGATAATTCTGCGTTGTGAGAAACCTGCATGAGTTTCGCATTGGGTCGGAGTCCCATCATCCATGCCGGAAACAAATAGGATGCAAACTCAGATTTAGTATGTCTAGGGGGCATATTGATAATTAAACGCTTGATCTTGCCCTCTGAGACTTTGTTTAGTTTGTCAGCGATTATTTGATGATGACCCCAGTTAGAAGGTTCATTTGCATCTCTGCAAATAAAATCTGGCCAAACTTGTTTAACAAAGAAAAGGAAATCGTTTCTAGAACTGAGTATCTTTTCAGCATCTAGTAATTTTTTTAATTTTATTAATTTTTCTTTTGGTAAGAGTTCTAAATCCATAAACGTTCCCATCTTAATTTAGGTATAGAATGAACTTTAGGTTGCCATTCTCTGTTATCTCTAGTTGTCCAACCAGTGCCTTTTTTAAAAGCTCTTGTTTCAGAAGTATTGATATAACCAGCTGCTTTCAAACTTATTCCAGACTCTGTGGACAAAGTATATGTCAAAATTCTATTTCCGCCCATTTCTTTCCATATTCTTGCGCAAGCGCCATACAAAAAACTATTTACATTTTTAGTGCCATCTGTGCAAGTTCTTACTATTTCTCCTGTTAGACCATCATCTAGTTTCCTAGCAACTGGTCTTCCCACAATTGCTACGCCAATTACATCACCAGCTTCATTTATTGCCGCAATACTGAACTTACATCCTACTACTATTTTGCTATGTCTGTGGTGTAATTTAACAAATTCATTAGCTTTACGCAGTGTAAAGGGAATTATTTTCATAAGTATTTTGACTATATCATTTCTATGAAAGTTTGCACGTATGTCAATCGTCAAGTTACATCTACAAGATTTGGGGGGTCAGGTGGGGTTAAAGTACCATATCTAGTATGTTTTTGAATAGAGACCCTGATTTCTACAGGTTGCGATCTGAAGTACCAGTAAGCTGTTGAAGTCCAAGTGAAGTCTTTTTTATAGGAAGAATTGCCCATTGGCGCATTTTATTGCGCCAATGGGATATGATTTAATTGTCAGTACGATTATCTGATATAGTTCTATCTAGTCCGAATTTAGTAAATAATTCACTAGATAATGATTGACCGAATTTAGCAATCTTTTCATCATTTAGATTATCAAGTATAAATTCAAATATACTCATATCCAAATGACCCGCTACCAATTTCCAATCAACCTTTGGTTTTGAGACTTGTTTGTATCTATGTAAAAATGTTTTAAGTTCTTCAACCTTAACATCATTACTCTTTTCACTCTCAACTATTTGATTAAGTATAGTAATTTCACTCATAATTACAACTCCTTAATCTCACTAGACCACGTTGTTCTAGTGTTTAATGTTGAGTATTTTTCAAACAAGTCCATGTGTTGCTTTTTAAAATTCTCAACACTAAAGGAATTGTAAGTCGATACATTACGTTTTAAAACGTACATCAACTTTTTAGACTTAAAACTAATCTCATCAGTTTTAAGTAGTTCGAACAACTCAACATTGCTAGGTTTTAAAATCCTATTCCATGTTGAAGTCAGTTCTTTTTGTTCTTGTTTTAACTCACAAGAATTGATTATCAGTTTTTTATTTTTAGGGCTTAACTGAAAAGCCTTCTTTGTTTGTGCCATTTTACTCTCTCCTTTGTTTGTAGTTTTTAACACTCTTTAAATCTATAAAAATCCCACGCCCATATCAAGTAAAAAATAAATTATTTTTTAACTGTTAATTATAATCATTCTAAAGTGCAATTTATAATCATTCTAAAGTAGAAAATTCTAGCAAAAAATTTTAACCGAAGGCACGGCTTCAACTCGTGTGCGCTGGGACGATTGCCAATAGCTTTGGGTGGGAAATGGGATTTGGGATTTGCAGTGGGAGTGGGAATGGTAATCCGAGTTACCTGGCTGGGAACCGGATCCGAAGTGTAATCTAAAGTTCTACCTTTCTAACCTTTGTGTTGGGAACGGGAATGGGAGACCCGTGCTGCCTGGCCAGCAGGGTTCAAAGAAAAAGTAACAACAGGATGGTGAGCGTTAGCCAACGGAAACGGGACATAAACGCTAGACACACCAATCCTGTGATTACATAACCCACTAAGTCTTGACCTCTTCGCCGACCACGGACTCTTCCCATGTATTGCCATTTGCAATGCACCTGCTGCCTGGGCCCCCAGTTAATGCATACAGCTTCCCAGCCTCTGGTTTGTTTTCTTTGACAGGTGGGAGTTCATCCTCGACTATCTCGTACTTCAACCAGCCTTCGGCTTCGTCGACTCCTTTCATAAACCATTGATGCTGCTCTTTGTTGGTGAAGTGGTAAGTCTTCGTTACTTCACCATCTGTTCCCCATTTAATTGTGATTTTGATCATTACACCTCCCTCGTGATTCCATCGGGATCTGTGTGGTACACTACCTTGTCCCCTAACTTTTTCTTCTCCAACAATGTTGGAACGTTATTAAGTTTACCGACACCTGACTTCTGCGTACCTTCGGTAATCTGCACCCACATCTTCTCAACTAAATCTTCTTCCTTAAACCACACGTAAACGAAATTGGAAAAGATATTTTCTTTCTCTTGTGATTTAATTTTAAAGTATGTTTCTTCGCCATGCTCTTTGCATGTGAACACAATGTTCTTGTCGTCTTCTTTTTTTGTCATCGTACTGCTCCTTTTGTTATCCCATGAATATAAGATCTTTATCTAGAATGTCAAACAAAAAAAAATTAAACCACCACCTCCTCAACCACCAGAGCTTCCTGCGATCGCAGCTGGGCTGCCAGATGGGTAGTTCTAAATATCTAACGAGGAATTTTTAATGGGAGATGGGAAGTGGGAAACCAATGGGGTTAAGGTTAACCATCCAACCCCAAGGTTAGGCTTTGACGCCTTCGAATCCCGATCAACTCTCGCTGATCCCAGGTGATACAGGGCAAGTTCGGGTACCTTGCGGAGCCTCGTGTTATCCTGTTTCCGCGATATAATTTTTCACGCAACTTAATCACCAGGGATCAACGGCTGATCTCAAGCCTCTGTAGTTTTTATTTGTTTCAGGTCAGAGCGGTGATCAAATCCGTATAACCCTCATGGTCCAAGACTCCCACAGAGACTAGAGATCAACGGCAGCCCAACGGACGCAAAACAGGAGCTAATAGTTTTTTGTATGTCGAGCTACCAAGTAATCTACTTACATTATCATGGGATAAATGTCAAACATTTTCTTTCACCAGATGTGCCCAGCAGCTTACGGGATGCCCAGTCTTCAGAAAGGCACGGAAATCCATACTTTTTCTCAACGGGAAGTGGGAGCTCTTCGGATCCAGAGAACCTGCCCAGCGAAGGTCTGTAATGTAAAAAAGCCTCATAAACATTGGGACTTTTACTACGGGAGTTGGGAGATGACTGCTGGTCTCCGGATCCAGAGAACCTGATGCTTCAAAAACATCAATGAACACAAGCTTTTTTTCAACGGGAGTTGGGAGATGCTGCCTGGCCAGGAGACTCCTGCTGGTGAAGGATGGCCAGCAAGATTTCTTTATGAGCGTTGGGAAATGGGAAATGGCAAATGGGCAACGGCACATCGGCCAGTAACGATGGACCATCGTAAAGTTTGAGGGCTCTCTCCGAGAGGGCCTTTTGCAGCACGAATACTAATCCACCTGCTTTGTATCTATTTAAAATCCAAGCTTTTTGATATTTAGTTACAGCAAGTTGCTTACCTAAACTTACCTTTAACTCAAGCCAAAACTCTACACCATTTACACAACAATTAACGTCTGGAATTCCTAGTCCTACGTTTGTTTCTATTCTTTGAAAGTGTACGTTTGGCCACGCTTTTTTTAATTCCTGATAAAATTTTGACTCCTGTTTTTTCATTCAAATTTATATTCTTTTGCAGGTAGGGTAAGAACCACTTATTGTCTCTAATAACTTGAGACAATTGATTAGCGATTGCGTTGACTGTAAGCTCCTCATCTTTGGTTGATGATAAACAATTACCATCTGAATTCAAGCCTGAATTATCAACGACAGCATGAACAAGCTCATGTAAAAAAGAGTTTGCAAGTGATCTTTCAGATTGATTTTTATCCAACATAATCTTCTGTGAGACAGGGTCATACTCACCAAACACATGTTGATTCTTGTCTGGTATCTCTTTAACCAAATCAATTTTGATATCTGTATATCCAACCTTAATCTTTCTTTTTAGAGACATTCACAGTCACCTTTCCTACATTTGTTGTAAGATGAGCATTGTGCTTTTCATGAAAGCATTTCCAAAACTCAGCTTCAGTCTTCCAACTTTTCTTCGGTTTCTGTACTTTCGAGCTGTATTGTTTTGGCGTTTGGGATCTCATCTTTCAGTTCATTTATTTGTTTTATTAATTCATCTTTAGACATTGCAGATAAATCCTGCACTTTAATTTCTTTCTTATCTATATACAATCCAACTGATTGTCCCAAACGAAATTCTGAATTAATAGCTGCAGCTAACTGACCTTTGTCTTCTGCTATTAAAGATAAATGATCTAACCTTCTAAGATGCCTCAAATGATCTTTATATTGCTTTGATGCTGAATCACGGAGTCTTTCAATATAAGCTACTACGTGTGGATTCTTATCCGGGTTAGTTAATAAACTTCCAACTTTCTCACAAGTCTTTTCGGAGTAACCTGCATGTAAGGCCGCTTCTTTTTTTGTTCCTTTTGGATAATGAGATACAAAATATTCGGCAAACACTCTCTGCTTTGGTGTAAGCAGCTCAGCTCCTTTCATACGTTTTTTTAATGCTACAGCGTTGGTCATAAATTTTTAAATCTATATAGGTATATAAAACCTAAAATTAATATCTAGCACAAAAAAGGTCTCCAGACCAGTAGAGCTAGTAATACTAGACTGAAATTCAGTGTACTTTCAGTGTACTACACTGACAAAATAAGTGTTGATATATAAGGATAAATGTTACTTTTCCTGTTTTCAGTGTACTATTAGGTATTTTTATGATATACATAGTAATTACTCTGGAGATACTATATGGAACCTTGAAAA